TCCCCCTAAGGGGATCAGCACCTTAAAACGGTGTCCATTGTGGCTCCAGGCATCGGCGTCTGCGGACGCTGGAAACTTGAGTGCAGTGTAATCTATAGTGCCTAAATAAGCGCTTAGGTCGCGAAGCCTAGAGTCCATGTGGGCTCTCTAGTAGCGAACGCTGTATCTCTGCAGGGCATTGGGGCCTCTTATTAGGGGCTATTAGCCCTTTGTAAGGAGGTCTCCAATGAGTTTGCTTTCGTGTGAGGGTTTAAAACCTCGACTAAAGGATGAAGGTGAAGTTGAGTATCATACTAGCAAGTTGTACGCTAGCTATGATGGTGGGACACCATCTGTCGTTGGATCTAGGTATTATCCTAGTGAAGCAGATAGATGGTATATGGTCGGTTTCGACCATCCCAATTTTCACCAGATGGTCAGAGAGGGAGTATTACTTTGTAAAACACCCTACGTTAAGTACAAGGTGAAAGGGTCCATATCCGGAGCGTATGATTTATCAACGGTCACGGGTGGGCGCGTTTACCGCGTATACGTGGGTGAAGGTGCGTATAATTTCGCACAGTGGTTTGTGGATGAAGCCGAACTAGATCAGTATACCCCTGAGATTGAAAAGTCTCTGGTAGGTGTAGCTGCTAGTAAAATTATGGCTGAGTCACATGATTCACTTACATTCCTCGCTGAGCTTGCGAAAACAAAAGAGATGTTCGTCAAACTCGTACCACGCCTGATACTCTGGGCGCGTAAATACCCTTTATGGGTTACAAAGTTTGATGTGAAAAACAACATCCCTAAATCGCAACGCAATAACTGGCTTGAAGCCCGATATGGTTGGCGCACACTCCTCTATGATATTGAGGATTTAAGTAAAGCGCTAGCCAGTCTTGGGAAACAGAGACATCGGTTCAACAAATCCTCGAAACTAGAGGACAATCACGTTGACACTGATACCAGTTATTCCTCCGATCTTGCTGGTACATACACTCGTGAAGTAACAACGAGTGTACGTATTATGCACATCGGATCCGTAACTGCGGACATCGACCTTCCGCCCTTTTCATTCAACCCTTTGACTACAGCTTGGGAGTTAACTCCTTATAGCTTCGTCATCGATTGGTTTATTGATGTGGGCAAGGCTTTATCCGCGTTATCCTTCATCGCAACTGATGCTTCTTACGTTGCCTCCATTGGTTACAAAGTTGTCGTAACCAAAACATGTAGCCTGACGTCTGTACTTAAGCCAGGCTATTGGGGCGTTGTAAATCATTCATCTTTTTGCGAAGCAACACGCATTTGGCGTAATCCCTGTTCAGTGCCTTTCGTACCTACATTCAAGATCCGACTTAATACTGCTAAGGTTATAGACCTTGTGGCGTTATTGTTTGGAATCAAACACACCATTAAAATGAATAGGAGTAAAAAGACATGGCAGCTATGACTACTGCTCTCACTGAGTTCTCCACGAATGGAAACTCACGCACATCGACGATAGATGGCCATACGGCCTTATTGCCGAAGCTGGTAATTGAGAAACGGAAAGTTCCCGAGAACGGTCAGATTATGGTCGAGCAAAGCGTTAAGGTCGTACAAGCGACTACTGACGCAGAAGGCTTAACTCTGGCTCAGAAGGTCACCTTTGAAGCTATTAGCCGGTATCCGTTGCAAGGACAATCCGCAACGGTTACAGCTGCACTCGCCGTTTTCCGCGATGTTATTGCGGGCGATGAGTATGGCAATTCGGTCGATACACAGGAATTCCTGTAATGGAAGAGGCAGTCATCAACTTTATTGTTGATCTAGTCGCGTTCGTTTATTCGATCGTGCTAGCTCTGCTAAATTCACTATAAGGACCAAAATTCCCAAAACAAAGGAGGACTCTACATGGAGCCTATTAATATAGTGTACGACGTGTGTCGACATTACGTTACTGACCAAGTTGACGTTGATCCCACTTTAATCGCTAAGATAGACGGTTTCCGTCGTTCGCGCAATTTAGTTGGGTTGGCGTCATGCACCTGTCATTTTGATTCAGCAATGCATTCAATCAACGAATGGCGGTTCCTAAGGCAGATCGAAGCCTTCTTTAAGAAGAATAAGATCTTTGCTAATCCAGCAGATTGCGCAGAAGCAGCACATAAGACTTTCGTCGAGTGCGAGCAACACTGCGCAGCTACAAATCTGCGTCTTGATTTCTGTTATCATAAGCGCGGTCAATTAGATCCCGATCTTATGTCTCAGATAAACAAGATGAGGCGCTATATAGATAGCGTCTTGGGGCCGTTCCACAAGTTCATGGATGAGTTACCTCGTCTAGTGAAGGTGACATCGGGTGCTACCGAATCGAGACCCAGAACAAAAGCTCTACCACAGTTAAAAATGTCGCTTAAGTTGCATGCGACGAGTGGTGCTGTCTCGTACATAAGGGCAATTTACCGATATTTTGGTTTTAAGCCCCCACGTATTAAGATAGTTAGAGCAAATAGGGTCGAACGCGTACCGAAGAATTGGAAAACTGACCGTACGATCGCTTGCGAGCCGGATGGCGTGCTGCCATTTCAGCTAGCGTTTGATACATATGGTAAGAGGAGGTTGAAGAAGTTCAGAATCAATCTTCATAACCAATTCGCTAATCAAGAGTTAGCCATTCTGGCATCTATCTGTGATGACTTTGTCACTGTAGATGGTAAAAACGCGTCTAGTACAATAGCCTTTAATGCAGTTGCCTGGTTGTTTCCAGATGACTGGTTCGAGTACCTATGTAGGATGCGCAGTCCAGATTATCGTGGCGTTTTCGGTGACGGCCAATACCATATGTTTTCTTCTATGGGAAATGGCAGTACTTTTGTCATCGAAACTCTGATTTTTGCGGCGGCTTGTCATGCTGTAGGGTCCAAGGAGTTCCTAGTATATGGTGACGACGTCATCATAGAAAAAGAGTGCTTCGAGGATTACAAACGGCTGACAGCATTCCTAGGTTTCATGATAAACACAGAGAAAACTTTCGCCTCTGGCCCTTTCAGGGAGTCATGCGGAATGGACTCGTATCATGGTATGGATGTGACGCCCGTGTACATTAGGACGATTGACGCGCGTAAAGCGACGCTTAATCACCTTGTGAACACGTTGGCATCTATTGCTTTCCCGGGCGGGATGCTAGCTAACTATCTCCTAGAATTAATGGAGAAGTATAAGCTACATCTTGTCCCGTATAACGAAAGCACCACGTCAGGAGTCTGGATAGATCCTGATATGCTTCCAGGCCTAGGTTTGATTAGGAAAACCGTTTACAAGAGAAAGGACGGCGTCAGAGTACCGACGCAACTTTACCAGTTCAAGGCATTCGTGCCCCTGACTGGCGAACGTCCCTTTGTAGACTCGCGCGGATATTATCTTTGGTTCCTTAATAAGCATGAACAAGTGCTATTCAAGGGTCCTTGGACTTTGTCGCGTGACTGGGCTGATGTAGATGAGTCAGACCCGAGGGGAAGTACTAATACGTCTTCGGTGTCGATTTACCAGCACAAATACGTGCGTAAGTGGATTGCTTGGCACAAACCAAGCAACGCGACTCCGCTCCACCTGTATTGGTGGAGTACTTGCAGCTTTCCGTTATTATCTTCTTGGAAGAGAAAGCCGAAGCGCAAGAGTCGGG